GATAGGGTACTGGAAGATAATGGGTACTTTCTACATATAGTATGTGAAGGTTTAGTATTAGTTTCTAAACCAATTCAATACTTTAATTCAAGGCAACATCCTCAGGCTGATAGTTACCCAGAAGTTGCAGATCGATATATAACTGACTTCCTCACACACACCGTAGATTTTGGCAATAACTACGGCACTGTAGATCAGTTTATTGGTGACCCAAACTTTATGCTTGTTGATGACTTTAATGGGCAGGATACATTAGAAGCATCAGTTCTTTTTCCATACATTAATAAGAGAATTAGTCTTGTAATTACTACTACTGAAAACTTGGTTCTTTAATTATAAATGTATGGGAATAAGTGATATGAGAACCATTATTTCAAACTGGGTTACAACACCATTAACCGAAATAGATGATGTAGCTGAACCTTTAGTTCGTTCAAGCAGAGTCTTTTATGACGACATTGAAGACCCAACAAAGACAGCCAATGATGTAAAAAATATGAAACGGGAAGGTAGAGATGCCAACAAGGAATAATATCTCAACCGAAGCATTGGAGAATACTGTGATCCCTTTATCGACAAAGAGTATGGGGGGAGGAGCACTTACATCTGTCTTTGGATATCTATCTAGTAGTGGTACTGCAGTATTTATAGGCATTGTCGTTACTGTTTTAGGCTTTGCATTCAATCTCTACTTCCAGAGAAAAAGATATGCAAGAGAACTAGAAGAATGGGACACCAAAAAGACTCTTCTCCTTGAAGAAGAAAGAAGAAAAGAAGAATACCATCAAGCTATGCTACACACACTAAGGGGTAATAATGAGTAAGCAAGGTATTAAATACCCTGCTGCAATTGCTATGATATTAGGAGGTGTTTTGGCTATGGAGGGTGGTTACGTTAACCACCCTTCAGATCCAGGAGGTGAAACTAATTTTGGTATCACTAAGCAAGTAGCAGTGAACAACGGGTACACCGACTCTATGAGAGAATTACCAAAAGAGTTAGCTGTGTCCATCTACTATGATGACTATATTTATAAACCTGGTTATGTACCTGTTGTAATGCTGTCACCAGTAATAGGTGAGAAGCTGGTTGATGCTAGTGTTAATACTGGTGTAGGTAGATCATCCAAATGGTATCAGGAATCTTTAAATAATCTATCCAGAGGATGTAAGGATTACAAATGTATTACTGTAGATGGTAAAGTGGGTACCAATACTCTCAAGGCACACCAAGGTTTAATTACTAAACGTGGTCCTGTTTTGGCATGTAAATTATTACTCAGATCAATAGAGTCTTATCAGGGTAGCCACTACCTCAGTCTTAAACATTTATCAGATTTTACTGTTGGGTGGATGACCAATAGAATAGGTAACATTCCAGAAGAGAAATGTGAAAATGAATAAGTATATTTATAATTCTATTCTCATGCTTCTATTCACAGGTCTAGGTTATTTACTTGGTTCAACTATTGTAAATAATAGGTACATTGGTATAGAGAATGAATGGAAAGAAGAAGCTGCTAGGATTAAAGAAGAATACGTAACACTTACTAATATTCATGTTGGTGATCAGTTACTACTACAAAATGAATTACTGGAGCAAACTAGAGAGTATGAAAAAGATATTAATAACATTAGGTCTGATCATGCTGGTAGGATGCTCAACTCAGAAAAAAGAAATTCGATACTTAGAGAGCGAGCTGAAACTTCCAACCCTGAGTGTAGACCTATTACACTACACGCAACCAGACTCGACAGATCTCTTGAAGAGGGCAGAGGATTGGTTAGAGAGTTCTCAAGAACTCTTAGACAAAGAGAACTAGAGATAAATAAAGTATCCAACCTACTGATTAGAGATAGGGACCACCTAAATGAAAGATGATAATGAATACCTAGCCTCATTCGGTGCAGAGGATAAAAAACTCACTGATTGGAAAAAAGAACCTAAACTTTCTGACCTTAAAACTATGTTTGAGGACAGTAAGAATGATCATAGTGATAAGCTTGGTAAGATTAATAATTGGAATGATCTATTAGATGCTAAAGGTAAGCATAAGCCCGTAAAAGTAAAGGGCAGGTCTTCAGTACAACCAAAGTTAATTCGTAAGCAGGCAGAGTGGAGATATTCAGCACTTACAGAACCTTTCTTAGGCTCTGATAAATTGTTTCAAGTTGAACCTACAACATTTGAAGATGAAGATGCTGCTATCCAGAATGAGCTATTACTTAACTGGCAATTCAGAACCAAACTAAATAAAGTTAAATTCATTGATGACTATGTTAGATCTGTTGTTGATGAAGGCACTGTTATCTGTAGAGTAGCTTGGGTAAGAGAAACTACAAAAACTACAGAGGAGTTTCCTGAATATGGCTACTATGCTTTAGAAGGTGGACAAGAAGAAATTGAAGCCTATGCTGCTGAACTAGAAGAACTAGCTGAACTCTCTCAGCAAAACCCTAGAGAGTATAGCGAAACAATCCCAGAAGAGATCCAAGAAGCTGTTAATTACTTTATGGAAACAGGAATGCCTGTTGAAGTAGTAATTGAAAGAATGGTTGAAGAAGAAGTAGATAAGATTGTAGATAATAAACCTACAGTAGAAGTTTTAGATCCTAATGATGTTTACATAGATCCTACATGTAAAGGAGATATGGACAATGCACTATTTGTTGTATACGCATTTGAGACCAGTAAATTCCAACTATTAAAAGAAAAAGATAGATATAAAAATATAGACAAAGTTAATTGGGGAGATCTGGGTATTGACTCAGATCGTGATGTTAAAACCATAGGTCAGTTTAAATTTAAAGACACAGTTAAAGCTAAAGTTACTGCTTATGAATATTGGGGATACCACGACATTAATGATGATGGTGTTATGGTTCCTATTGTATCTACTTGGATTGGTGATACTCTTGTTAGAATGGAAGAATCCCCATTTCCTGATGGTAAATTACCTTTTGTAGTTGTTCCGTATTTACCTATTAAAAGACAACTATATGGTGAAACAGATGCTGAGTTATTAGAAGATAACCAAGCTATTGCAGGTGCTGTTACAAGAGGGATGATTGACCTCTTGGGCAGAAGTGCTAATGCCCAGACAGGTATCCCTAAAGGATTCCTAGATCTTGTTAATAAGCGTAAGTTTGAGGGTGGTGAGGATTACGAGTACAATCCCCAGCAACATCCTGGTAACTCGGTACATACCCATAAGATGCCTGAAATTCCTAACTCAGCAATGAATATGTTAGGCTTACAGAACCAAGAAGCAGAATCTTATACTGGTATTAAGAGTTTCTCTGGTGGTATATCAGGATCAGCTTACGGAGATGTAGCTGCAGGTATTAGAGGTGCTTTAGACGCTTCAGCTAAAAGAGAAATGGCAATACTTAGAAGATTAGCTAGAGGCATGACTGAGATTGGTAATAAAATTATTGCCATGAACTCAGAGTTCTTATCTGAAAAAGAAGTAGTTAGAGTAACTAATAAACAGTACATTGAAGTATTACGTGAAGATTTAAAAGGTAACTTTGACTTAATTGTTGATATATCTACTGCTGAAGTTGATGATAATAAATCACAAGACTTAGCATTTATGGCTCAAACTATTGGACCTATTGCTGGACCTCAAGCATCTATTACTATTCTGTCTGAAATAGCAGATCTTAAAAGAATGCCTGGATTAGCACAAAGACTTAGAGAAATGAACTTTGAGCCAAGTGAAGAAGATCAGATGTTGAAGCAGCTAGAAATTCAAAAAGCACAGCTAGAAATAGCTGAACTTGAGTCAAGAATTAATATGAACAATGCTATAGCTGAAGAGAAATCTGGTAAGGCATATAAAACTGTTATTGATGCAGAAGAGCAAAGTAGCGGTATAACCCATAGGAGAGAGATGGCTAAACAGAAAGCACAGTCACAAGGTAATCAAAACCTAGCAATCACTAAGGCTTTAGCTTCAGCAAGGAAACCAGATCAATTGGATCCTAATATTGAGGCAGCTATAGGTCACGCTAAATTAACTGAGTTATCCAGTAAATATACGGAAGAAGATCTGAAAGATAATCAGCATTCTGCCCGTCCTGTAAATAACAATGAATTTATGTAGGAACTAAAATAATGAAAGAAACACAATTAGATAAAATTAAAAGAGAACGTACTAGCTTTATTGAACAAGTAAAAATTAAAGAAGCAGTACTACGCCTCTATAAAAATAAAGATTACCAGTTAGTGATTGGTAAGTTATTTATGTTAGAAGACTGTGCTAGATATGCCAAGCTCTCTGGATCTGAAGCCTATGAAGAAGGTGTTCGTAAAGATTCTTTATCCAAGGCTCAATCTGCAGGACACCTACAAGAATATCTAAATGCTAAGATTATGCTTGGATCCAACGCTGAGAACTCTCTTGAGTCTTTAGAAGAACTTGAGCAAGAATTACTCAACGAAGAATAAGGGGACACCTAATGACTGTACTTAGCGATGATGATTTCTTAGAAAGCTTATCTGGTGGAGTTCCTGAAATCGAGGAATCACAAGAAGAGTTAGAAGAAGATCTTAGTGAAGTTGAAGAAGATAATACTGACGAAGTTGAAGAAGAGACTGAATCTGATGAGGAAGATACTCTTGAAGAAGAAAAGTCAGAAGAAGAGGAGAGCGAATCAGATGATGATTTTATCTCTAGAAGTATTACCCCAGTCAAAGAAGAAAAAGAAGTAGAAGTACCAGAAGAAGATATTTCTGATAAAGAAGAATCTAAATCTGATATTAACTATGAAGAGTTTTATGGTCAGATCATGAAACCCTTTAAAGCTAACGGTAAGATGTTTGAACCAAAGACTTCTGAAGAAGCTGTTCAACTTATGCAGATGGGTGCTAACTACACTAAAAATATGCAGGAGTTATCTCGACATAAGAAAGCTATTCTAATGTTAGATAAGAACGGTTTACTTGATGAAGATAAAATTAGTTTCTTAATTGATTTAGATAAGAGAGATCCAGAAGCTGTTAAGAAGTTTCTGGTAGATGCTAAAATTGATCCACTTGATATTGACATTGATTCTGATGTAGATTACGACCCAAGTAGTAACAAGATGTCAGATATTGAGGTAAATGCTAGAACTACATTGGAAGAACTACGTTCTACTCCAGAAGGTTCAGCCACTATCAAACATATCAGTGACTCTTGGGATGATGCTTCCATTGATTTTCTTTGGAACAATCCACAAGCTTTTAACATTATTCATGAGCAGAGAGAGTCTGGAATCTACGATCAAATTTCTAATGAGATCGAAAGACTAACCACTTTAGGAATGTTACCTCAAGGAATTGGTTTTCTTGAAGCGTACAACCAAGTTGGAAACCACCTATTTGGGGATACCCAAACAAGTGACAATTCTAACAAGGCTACGAAGAAGCCAATTAAGACCAGAGTACATAAACCTACCTCTAGCAGTAATAGTGATAGGGCAAAAGCAGCAAGCCCCTCTAGAACAGCTAAACGCAGTTCTTCAGTTATTAATGATCTAGTCGATCTTGATGACAGTGAATTTTTAAAACAAATGCAAGGTAGATTATAAGGATCTTATATTATGGCTCTAAATTATACTTCAGGTAACGTAGGTCACGCCGTCATTGATGGTGCTGGTTCCGAACAAGTTAACTCGTTCTTATGGTTACGTAAATCCATTATTGAAGCACGTAAAGAACAATACTTTTTGCCCTTAGCAGACGTTAAAAATATGCCTAAACATATGGGTAAAACCATTAAGGTATATGAGTATCTTCCTTTGCTGGATGATCGTAACGTGAATGACCAAGGTCTTGATGCTGCTGGTGCTGCTATTACTCCAGGTTCAGGTAACCTTTATGGTTCAAGCCGTGATATTGGTACTATCCAAGGTAAGCTTCCTACCTTAACTGAGAACGGTGGTCGAGTTAACCGTGTTGGTTTTACTCGTATCTTGATTGAAGGTTCATTAGAAGAATTTGGTGTATTCACTGAATTTACTGCTGATTCTTTGAATTTTGATTCAGATGAGCAATTACGTGAGCACTTATCACGTGAACTGATGACTGGTGCTGTACAAGTAACAGAAGCACAAGTACAGATGGATCTATTAGCTAATGCTGGTGTTACCCTATTTGCTGGTGCCGCTGGTGCAGACGATGAAGTGATTGGTGAAGGTGCAACGCCTTCTGTCGTTGATTACGATACCTTCTCACGTATGGATCAAATCCTTACTGAAAACCGTACTCCACGTCAAACTACTATTATCACCGGTTCACGTTTTGTTGATACCCGTGTAGTTCCAGCATGTCGTGTTATGTATATTGGTTCTGAATTGGTACCTCTGGTTAAGCGTCTTAAAGACCCTTTCAACAACAAGGCATTCATTGAAGTACAGCACTACGCTGATGCAGGTAATACATTGAATGGTGAGATTGGATCTATTGATCAATTCCGTATTGTTCAAGTACCTGAGATGTTGCATTGGGCTGCTGCTGGTGATGAAGCTACTGCTGCTAACCCAGGCTACCGTACTGCTAATAACGCTGATTCAGAAGAGCGTTATAACATTTACCCAATGTTGGTTGTTGGTGATGAATCCTTTACTGCTATTGGTTTTCAAACTGATGGTAAAAAGATCAACATTAACGCAATGACACGTATGCCAGGTAAAGAGGCAATGAGTCATGATGATCCATACGGTAAAAAAGGTATTTCAAGTCTTAGCTGGTACTACGGTATCCTAGTGACTCGACCACAGCGTATTGGTTTAATCAAGACTGTAGCACCTCTATAGTATTAGGTGAGTAACTGAAAGGGGGAGTCCATTCTCCCCCTTTTTTATAACTGCAAAGGAAAAACACATGTCTGAAGTTAATAATGTAGAATCCCAAGATGCAGCTGAAGCCTCAGTAAATAAAGAACGTGAACTACTGATGGAACGTGCTGATAAAATGGGTATCAACTACTCAAAGAATATCGGTTTAGAAACTCTTCGTGAACGTATCCGAGCTAAACAAGAAGGACAATCTTCTAAAGATGAAGATGTAAAAGAAGTAGAATCTGCTGTAATGGCTGCTTCACGTAAACGTAGAGAACTTATCCTTGAGAACACTAAGTTAATCCGTGTAAGAATTAGTAACCTGAATCCAGCTAAACGTAACTGGCCAGGTGAAGTATTAGTAGTAGGTAATGCCTATATTGGTACCATTCGTAAATTTATTCCTTATGGTGAAGTTACTGATAACGGTTATCACATTCCTAACGTACTGTACAAGAACTTGGTAAATCGTAAGTTTAACCAGATTACTACTGTTAGAGATCCAAGAACTGGATCAAACGTAATTCGTAATAGAATGGTTAGAGAATTTTCTATTGAGGTACTACCTACTCTTACCCAAAAAGAGTTAGACAAGTTAGCTCAAGACCAACGTAATACTGGTAGACTTGGTGACGAGTAATACCCAGTAATACAATAGATGGGGAGCTTATGGCTCCCCTTTTTCATTGAGGAAGTCAAATGGCTATCAATACAGATTATTGGATCAATTGTTCTATTGAAGAAATTGGTCTAGATGCTGACCACCTATATAAACAACTACTCGGTGACCAATGTTTCTGTATTACAGATATCTGCCCACCTAATATTGATTTAAGTAGTGATGAGTTCACTATTAAGATCGACCAGGATAGTCCTCTATTCTCTTATATTAGTAAACTTGATATTAATGAGTTAACTAATAGAGATGAAACAGGTGCCTTTGATGTTATAGCTAAATCAGTGAAGAGCCTGATCAGAGAAGAATTTGAAGGTGGTAGGATTACTGGTGCAGATTACTCCAAGTCTTACACCACATTGTTAGAAGTAGCTCTAAGTAACTCAGTACAGTTCTTATTAAATAAAGATAAATCCTATTGGGAATCCCAACAGGGTCAATTTGATGCTATGGCCAAAAAAGTTGGCATTGAATTAATTAAAGCTCAAATTTCTCAGTCACAGATGGAATCACTGAACCAACAAGTTAACTATGCTAATGGCAAGATTTCTCTTATGACACAGAAAGAGAACTACTGTACTGCTGTCGCTAATAGAGAAATTACTATTGCTAAGAATGCAGAATTACAAGACACTCAGATTGACCTTTACAAGCAACAAATCGTCTCATACAAGAGAGACTCAGAAGTTAAAGCTGCACGTATCTTTACTGATGCTTGGATCACCATGAAAACTATTGATGAGGGTTTATTGGCTCCAGATGGTTTTACAAATGAACACTTAGATGACGTACTTAAATCAATCAAAGATAAAAATGAGTTTTTTAGGATAATCGAATAATGGGTTTATTCTCAGGTAAGAAAAAGATAAAAGTTTCATCTACTGTATTGAACCTAGCAGGAGATATTGGTAGTAGACCTAATTTTTTGAAGACTCTGATATTTGACCAAACAATGCATAGACCTTTTGATAGCTTTGGTGACGCACTGCAACATAACTACTTAAACGGGCCAGGACTTAATTTAAGGAAATGGCCCAAGTGGTGTAGAACTAATGAGTATTATGAATCCATAGGTATGAGTAAAGGATACATTAAGGCATCAAGTAACATAGACCTTAATAATGTGATAACCGTACTAACATATAAGTTTGGTTCAGGTGTCGTTGTTAAAAAAGCTGAAATAGGTTTTGGTAATGTCTACCATTGGGCTGATAGCTGGTTAATGGATAATTATCCAGATCTTATTGACTTGGAATATGATGCTACATTTATTGAAGGAACAAATGATGTAGTAATCATATTTGAGGATACTGGTGACGTATATAATTTTACAGCAGAGGACTTTGTATCTGACTCTGAGTACCTATACGTCTTATACCATATAAGTGGTGGCGAAGAAGAAGGTGAGTTATTTGTAGGTGATGTTGAGGAAGTTGATGAACTACCTGATGTAAGTAATTTATTAAGAACCAGTAATGATGATTGGGGAGTTGTATATCGTTATACAAAAGAAAGTGTTCTAGTAAGAACGTATGATGATGGTAGACCTGATGAAACTGAAGTTATGGAAACAGATGGAAGTTTTACTAGGACGAAGGAAGTCTCTAAGTATGTTAAAGAAACTCAAATACCAATTAGTGTGGATAACCCTACCGTATTAGTAGAAAAAGAGTTTCATGAACACACTTCATTCCATAGATTGGTTCCAATTGTTACTACCACTACTGAAGATTTTGGTGAGTATGTGTTAGTTATTACAACAACTGACTACACAATAGAAGAAGTATTTGAGGTTAAAGTTGATACCCAAACCAACAAGTTATTTAACATTGGTCCAGGAAAGTATTACATATACCGTTATGGAAGTGGCGAACCTCTATTAGATGGTGAGTTTAATAACGATACTGAAAGTGGTACATATTTCCCATTTATACCTATTAGAAATAATAAGAGATTCCTTAGTGATGAGTACTTACCTGATATTTATGAAGACAGTGTTAAAGCCCTAGGTAAAGCATTGGGGAACAAAAAATCATACGATAAGGTAATTGATACTCTTTCTGAAAATGAAGATATTGGCGATGTCAATTTTGGTTATATTGTTTTTGGTGTGTCACTAAATACAATTGAAGATGCAGGTAAGCATTACATATTCAATTTCTTTAAGTATGCTGAAAACAAATCAGGTAGTGGGGAAAGTGTTAATCAGGAATATGACGCACAATGGGAAGCAGCTGACCAGTCTATGACTGATTGGAAGTTATGGCTCGAAGCTCAGGAAGATGTAAATGATCCCCTATTCGGTACACCGGATATTGGAACTACCCCATATCCTGCAAGACCTCAATCTACTTTTACCCTCAGGAGTAACAAGGGACTAAATCTCTTATTAACCATATCTTGGCACGCTATAGAAATAACATCAGGTACTGGTAGGGGTCATCCCGATATATTAAATAACCAAGTCGTTATCGTAAAAGAAGATGTATTAGTTAATCCTGAACAAGTATGGTTGGGTGAAGACACATTTGATATACGTTTCTCACAATCAGAAAAGATATCTATTATTAAACAAACTACAGAGAACGAATGGGAAAAAGTATCTGTATACGGTTTGACAAGTAACAATATTATATACAAGGGTAAAGGAGTCTTCATATCCAGTCATGCAGCATTAGATGACACAGAAGAATCAGGTTTCTTGGTTCCACTTAATGAAGAAATTTTCAGAGAGATGGGTTTAGTAAAAAGTACTCAACTATCTACTTCTTGTGCATATTTAGTTCTTAATTCATATATTGTTGTCAAACAGAAGTGGTACCAAACTGGTGCATTTAAAGTACTCTTGGTTATCGCAGTAATTGCTATTGCTGTCTTTACTGGTGGTGCTGGAGCTGCTGCTGGAGGCGTACTTGGTACTAATGTGGCAGTAGGTGCTGCTGTAGGTTTAACAGGTGTTGCAGCAGTTGTTGTAGGCGCTATAGCTAATGCTATCGCTGCTGTCATTATAACTAGAATTATCACTGCAGCAGCTTCTAAACTGTTAGGAGATAAACTAGGTTCTATCGTTGGTGCTATTGCCTCAATGGTTGCTATAAATGTAGCTTCAAATTTCTCTTCTGGATCTACAATGAATTTTGTAGATGCATTTAAAGCAGATAATTTAATTAAATTTTCTACTAAACTAGCTACAGAAATGGGAACCATGTACCAACAAGAAGCTGAAAAAATTATGAGGGATACTGGCAGATTGATGAGTGAATATGAAAAAGAACTCTCAAAAATAACTTCTGCCTATAATGAGCAATTTGGTAATTATGCTCTTATTGACCCACTTAAATTTACTGAAATACCTACACAAATATACATAGAACAACCTAACATCTTCCTAGATAGGACTCTAATGACTGGAACAGATGTAGCTGATATATCTATGAATGCTATTAATTCTTTTACAGATATAATGTTACAACTCAATTTAGAAATATAGGAATAAATACATATGAGCAAGCAAGTGTACGGATATAAGAGTCCTTTTGATGTGGATACTAATATTGGATTCAATAATAGAAACTCATCTATGGTTGGTTGGGGAGGAGACGATTATTCAGGTTGGTCACCCATAGGTGGCAATAATGGACAGATGGATAATGATTATTTCTCTTTAATGAGTAGAAGGGCTGATCAACAAGATAAAATTCTAGCTAATCAAGAATTTGGTTTTAACATGAATACCTTAAATGCTGGTATTGGTGGATTATCTGCTTTGGGCAATTTATGGGGTGGATACCAAGCCCAAAAAATGGCTAAAAAGCAGTTTGATTACCAGAAAGGTGTTACTAATACTAACTTGATGAACCAGATCCAATCTTATAATACTGCACTGAAAGATAGAATTACTACTCGATCCCACGTACAGGGAGATAGTCAGGAAAAAACTGATCAGTATCTGAAAGAAAATTCCCTGAAACGACATGGATAAGGAGTAAGTAATGAGTAGATTACAGTGGCAACCAGTACAAGCTACTGGTGCATTTAATCCTGTAGATGCACTAGATGCATCTGGCAAGATGTTTGGTAGAGCAGGCCGTACAGTTAATCAGATGGCTGAAAACTCTTTAAGAGAGGATATGATCACATCCTCTATACTGGATGCTAAATTAGACGATGAGCAAAAGAAGCTCAGAATTGGTGCCTATACTCCTACAGATCAGGAGACCCAATTACCTGACCATGTATTAATGGACATGATTCAATCAGGTCAAGGCATGGAATCCATTGATACTGGTAATAGAAATGACATGGAAAGATTCCATGCTCTATCACAAAACTATGGCAGTCAATTAGATAACCAAAGACAAACAGCTTTAGCAGCTATCAATGATAGCTATAATAGAGAGTTTGCTGTTGAAAAGGCTAAAGGATACTCACCAGAAGATTTAGCAGCAGTACAAGCATCACTACAAAATAAGTATGCTGGACCCATTAATGAAATAAATAGACAATTTAGTACTGGAGCTAGAAGTTTAGACGCTAATCCAACTAATGTTAGCTCAAATTACACTATGAGTTTGGATCAGTACGGTAAACCAAAATGGGATTCCACAGGACAGGCTCAACCACAGCGAGTGTCTGAAGCAAGACAAGCAATGATGGGTGATCAGAGTGCTCAGCAAGTACCCCCTGCTGCTGCTGCTGCTCCAAGTAATCAAGGTACCCCTGTACTCGGTACTGGTTCTACTAATCCACATAATGCTAAAACGTATGCAGAAGTGAGTGAAACCAGCCCATTTAATCAGATACAAGATGCTGGTCAAAGAGTTAATGTTATGGCCTTCTTAGATGCTATAGCTAAGTCTGAGGGTGCTGATTACAACACTTTAGTTGGTAAGGGATCTTTTAATAATGAAGTGAGTGATCTTAGTGCTCACCCTAATATAGTGGGTATGAGAACTAAAGACGGTCCAAGTACTGCTGCTGGTAAATATCAAATTACAGGCACCACATGGAAGAGTCTCGGTCATAAGGGTGAATCAGACTTCTCAGAAGATAGCCAAGATTCTGCTGCCATCGAACTTCTAAAAAGAAGGGGTGCTTATGACTTGGTTCTACAGGGTGACTTTGAGGGTGCTGTAAATAAACTGGGTAATGAATGGCAAGGATTACCAAGTGGAACCAGTAAGAACCAAGGTAAGAGATCATGGGATGATTTTAATAGGTATCTTAAGGAGTCCCTTGATGTAAGAAGTGGTAATCAACAGCAGGTCCAGAATGATCCAAATGATGTATCTAATATTACTGAAGAATGGGCAAGTGGTAGGAGAGGAGAACAATTAGGTGATGCTGGGTTACCTAATGCATTACCTACTGGTGGTTATAATGAGGGTGCTAGAAATCTAGCAGATGTTCTTGGTGAAGGGTATGGCCGTGAAAGTGTCACTCCAGAACAGATGATGGTAGAAGCTAACAGTAAGGTATCTATTGATCCACTTAATTACGATGGTTCTTCTAATGTATTTAAAGTAATGATGGATGATTTAAAAGTAGAAGTTAAACCTGTTAAACAGTTAGACGCTACTGAATTAAAAACAGCAGTTGATACATTAGCTAATGAATTATCTATAAAACCTGATGTTGCTAGAGCACAATTATTTAATACTAGTAATAAATACGGTGGATTAACTGAGTCTGAGCTATACGAAATAGCTTTAAGAACCCCAGTAACTGGTAACTGGGTTAAGAACGTACTAACAGATGCTAAGTTTGACGAAGTAGCTTTAAAAAGAAACATTAAGGCTGCTAAGAAAAATAAAGAAAATAGGGCTGAAACTAGCGGTAGATTAGAAGATATTCAGTCTAAATTTTCTGCACTAGATGTGATATTTAAAGCTAGTAATAATGCTATAACTAAAGAGATGGAATATTTAAATGATGTAGCTAGAAAAGGTGGTAATGCCGTTGTAATTAATTCTTCTCAAAAAAGACTTGATAAAGCCATGAAAACACGTGATTCAGCTCAAAGGGATCTTGAAAAAATCATGACTGAAGGCAATAAAATTTACTCTAAATACATGACTGAAATTAAAGAACCAAGACCTGATGTAGATAATAGAATGGATCCTGGTAGGAGAGATGCAGCAATTAGGGAATTAACAGATCAACCCCCTCTAGCTGGTGATTCTAAATATGCTAACAATGATAGAACTGTTAGTAACTACCCTCCTACACCCTCTCAGATTAGAGAAAATAATAAAAAAGGAATGAGTCAGACTGAGAAGAATAGATCCAGAGTATTGGAATCTAATCCCATAGTTGAATATGTTCGTGGTAAGCAGAATGAGTTATATATCCGTGATTTAGAGGATAAAGACCCTGCTCATAAATATGGTCTTATAAGAGACGAAGTAACTAAATATGGTAAGTCTTCTCCAATGGATGTAATCAATGGTGGTAGCGGTATGGCAGAAGTTGGTGGTGTAAGATTCACTCACTTACCAGAAAGGTTTAACAGACTAAAATAGTCATGGAGATCTAATCCGTATAAGATATAGCCCATTACCTTTATTGGTTCTGGGCTTTAATCTTTTGTAGCAATTTTAGGAACTATGTATGAATAAATTATTGGACTACTTATCTAATTTAGGTACTGCAGCCACTACTGCTAGTGCTAATGAAATTGTACTAAACGATCCAAAGCTTCAAGAACAATATCTAGCTGATTCTCAGAAGAGGGCTGCAGAATCTGCGCAAAGATTTCGTACAGCTACTCTAGAAGATGAGTACCGTAAATCAGGTAATTTTAATCCTGTTGGTAATGCATCTAATAACGTAATTGATGCTTGGAAAGATAATGCTACTTCTCCTGAATATTATGCAGGTAATTCTTTTGCTGAAGATCTAGGTGATGGTGCTTTAGCTGTTGGTAAGGGGTTAGCTAACACTGTACTTGGTGGTGCTAGAGCATTTGTATCTGGTGAAGACAGCTGGATAAACAAGAGTTTAGATGGCATCTCTAGCGGTCTTGGTAGTATGCAATCAGACATGATGCAAGCTCGTATACAGGATCAACAACAAGAAGTACAAGAATCTGATAAGTATTGGGATAGACAGGTATCACTAGGAACAGTTAGTGCTGGTGATGCAGAGATTGGTAAATTTAAAGATAATTGGAAGTCACAGAATAGCTCTAGTGTTTGGGATAATATTGGCCAAGCAGTAGGTTCTCTTATTCCAATTATTGCTGGTGGGCATGTGGGTGCTGGTTTAGCTATTGGTAGCTCATTCTCAGAAGTTAATAAAACTATTTATGATGAAATTTATAGTAAAGATGCTACAAATAATTTTACAGTAACACATGAAGATCTTATGAAAGATAAGATCTATGCAGATGCGTTTGTTAGAACTGGTGACACTAAGAAAGCTAGAGATGTGTTATACCAAGAGGCATCAAATTCAGCTATGTTTAGTATTAAAAACATAGTAGGTACTGGTATAGACTTTGTTGGTGATAAATTAGCAGTTAAAGGTTTAGGTAAGTTAGTAACAGGAGTACCTAAATTTGGTGGAGCCTCAAGAATTGCTGGTCGTACTGCTGGTGAAACAGCATCAGAAGTTGCAGGTAGTAGTGCTAGACAGTACGCTGCTGGTCAGGCAATGAATGAATACAATATTACAGACAGAGACCCTATTACAGGTATTGGTTCTAATGCTGTTACTGAGATCATTGGTTCTATTGGTGCTACTACTGCTATTAACACCCCTGGTGCTGCATTAGATGCAACTAAAGCAACAGGTAGAAATGCTGCTAAGTTAGCTGGAATTATTGGATCCAGTATTGGTAGTAAAGACAGTACAGAAGATCCTTCTCCTACTACACCTGAGCAAGCTGAGGAATCTATTACTGCCACTATGAATGCTGCTGTAGCTGCTAGTGAAGCAATGGCTACTGAAGAACCTAGTGAGCAGAATACAGCTAACCAAAATTACGTTATTGAGATGACTGACGCACTTAGCTGGGAAGATATACCAGAGGGTGCAGCTTCTGATGGAGTGCGTGCAGCACTTAATGGTTCTAGAGATATTGGGGATGCTTTAATTAAAGCAGGTAACTCAATTCTATCTGGTACAAATGATGAAAATGATGCTGTAAATCTAGCACTGTGGATCCAAGATACTATTGATGAAACAGAAGCAATAGTTGAGTCTGGCAAGCTTAAATTAACTGAGTTACCCGATGGTTCACCATTAATTAGTCTTGTGGAAAGCTTCAGCAATAACGCCAATATTATTAAGAACCAAGATGTTCTTACTAGGGCTATTGCTGCAGCTAAAGATTATGCAAGTAAGCTAGATACAGAGATTGATCCTAATGCTGAGGCATCTACACAACAACAGAAAGTAGATAACACAGTTACTGTTTCTAGATTGGCCCCAGAAAAGTCTAATCTTGATTCTGTTAATTATGTACTTGAGCAAGTAGAAAGAGGTGAGTCTTCACTTCCTGATGACCAGGTTGCAATGTTAAAGGTTATCCGAGATACCCTTAATAAGCAGAGAGAGATTGACCAAACCAGAGCAGACCAAGGTTATTCAGATAATATCGACATCGTTGGTAGGGAAGTTAAGTCTGACCTAGATGACGGTAAAAAGGGATTATCTGCTTTAGGTCATGCTGATAAAGTTATTGCTCAAATGCGTAAGGGTAGTGTTGACGGTGCTAAAACTCAGCTAGAGACATTCGGTAGATTTGTACAGTCACATCTAAATAAAGTTAATGCTCTTGTTGAGAGTAAAGAGAAAGGTGGCAGCACCGTTAAATATGATACTGTTGGTAAAAATGGAAAGACTTTTGCTAAATCTAAGAAAGGTGTTAAGTACGATGCACCAGTCTTTGCCCACACAGTTCAAAATGAAGCACAACTACTTGTAGCTACATATAACGGTCTTATTGACGCATACCCTGCCATTGCTGCCAGTAAGTTAAAAGAGCCCTCTAACTCGTTCACAGGACCAGCTACCAAGGCTAAAACTGAGACTAAGACTGCAACTGAAAGATTACGTGAAATCAGTGAAGAAGTTCCTACTTCACCTGAAGAACAAAATACTGATACTACTGCTATGGAAACACCTGAAGAGGTGAGCACAAGAGTTGCCGCAGAAGAAGTTGAAGTAGAGGCACCTAAAACTAGTGGGTACCAGGAAGCAATTACTAAAGCTAACGCTGCCTCTAGAGCTGAAGATACTGCACCTAAGAAAGCTGCTGCTTATATTAGCAGTCTCGTTAGTTCAATAAACACAGCTAGTGGAGAGACTAAAGATAAGCTTGTAGCTCAACTAGAAAAAGCTAAAGCTAGACGTAAAGTAGCTAAGAAAGATCCTGAAGTTAAGGTAGAACCAATACAAGAAGCAACCACTGCAGTTGAGGAAGTTGTAGAACCTACTGAGGGTAAAAGCACTTTAAGCACTGAAATTATTAAGAGCTATTCAGATGAGAAACTTAATGATGAGATAGATGCTTACATTGGTTTCCATGAAAAAATCGGTAGAACTCCTGATAGTGAAGCTACCCTTAGTGCATTAGTCGCTGAGATGAACATTCGTGAGGATAAGGCTGCTGCAGAAATCCAAGCAGAAGAGGCTGCCGAACTGAGCGAGGATACTGTAGTTGAGGAGGTAGTTACTCCTGAGCCTGTAGTTGCTGAAACAGATACAGGCAGAAAAGAAATTACCGAGGAAGTATCAGAAGAAGTAGTTAATGAACCTGTAGCTGAACCAGTAAATACTAAAGCAGATGAGGCGCTACAAGAAATTGAAGCTAAAGTAGACAGTCAAAAAGCTGCTAACAATGCTGTGGTTACTGAAGCTGAGGCTAAATCTAAACTCATTGAAAATGACGAGGAATCTGATACCACTTCAGAAGTATTCGATGAATTTGGTAAGACTGAATTGGCTAAGATGACTAATGTTAGGGAAGGTACGTCTAAATTTCAGACTGACCCAGAGGCACTAAGTACTCTGATTAGCATGTTGGAATCTGACACACAGAATGAAGATATAACTAGTGCTTATGCTAAATTCATTAAGTCATACAAGAAGAATGTTGACGATACATTGGATAAAGCATTGGTATTCTTATCTGACAAAATCAGTAAACAGAAAGAAAATATTGCCAATAAGTATTCAGATAATGTACCGATTAAGGCTGAGTACAATAAGTTAAAAGCTAAACTTGATGACGGCACACTGACACAAGAAGCATTTGATAAGAAGTTCAACATGCTTGTATTGGTTCGTGTTGCTGGATTTGCTGAAGGTAATATTGCTAACCTGGCTAACTATGATGCTGCAAGTAATACATTTACATTTCCTACAGAAATCAGAGAAGCTGCTACAGCATCATTGGTTCATTGGATTGTAAACCTACGCAATATAAACAGAGCCAAATCACATGAGGATCTTGCTGAGGTATATGGCATACCTTTTGATACACTTAGAAAGGAACTGACCACTGAGCAGATGGATAAGATGGTTGATGGTGTGTCCTCTGGATACGCTAAGAATGACCTATCACGTCTAATCACTGAGATGTTAGGGATTACATTTAAGAGTGGCAGCCCTATTGGTAGGTCTAAAGGTTCTGTGGATTCATTGGCTGCAGAGCTAATCAGTATGCTAGAGAATGGTAAGTCACAGACCGTAACCATTGATCAAATTAGTGTCTCTGAATCCATTAAACCAAAGGTTATAAACCTTTCAGATGCTTTCCTAAAATCTAAGCTGTTCGAAAACATGTCATTAGCTAAGGACACTGTTGCTAAGAATTTAACCACTAATGTACCTAAACCTTATTACATTGGTTCAGCCCCTAAAGTTAGTAGTAACAAGCTTAAGAATCCTGTTGATCAACTGACTAAGAGACAGCAGAAAGTACTGGAAAAAATCCAAGGAATACCATTTAAGATAAACACTAAAATGATGAGTTTCCTGGACACAGCACTAGATGATTCAGGTCTTATCGAACTATTCGGTACTCCTGACATTGATTCAAAAGTACGTAATAGTAATCACAAGTCTTCATTGGCTGGTCAAAACAACCAAATTACCAGTTCTATGAGAGAGCTGAGAAGCATGATGGGTGGTGCTTTTGAGTACACTATGGGTGAAGCAGGTGGAACCATTAGTGAAGTGCCTTTCTACTACGCATCTAACTTCAGTTCAGTATCTCGTCTACAGATGGCAGGCTCATTCACCCCACAGGGTAGTAAGCTTGTACGTAGTGTCGTGTCTCCTAACAGGGCACAAGTAGACGTTGGCAATGTATTGAGTAAGCTTACTGACGGTAGCTTTGATAGCTTAACCGACAATGAGAAGTTCTATATGTTGGCTCAAGCTCAAGCATTGGGTATCAGCATTCATAACCAAACACACGATAATAGCTATAAGGCTCTAAGTAATCTGGTGACAGGTAAACTTGCCCCTGTTATTGAAATGCTTGGTAAAAACTTGGCATTGCCTGAGAAGTTGAATAGTAAGCAAATTGCTATGATTAAGGATGCTCTAGGTGGTGACCTTAGTGAGTTAGCAGTTCAAGCATTAGTAGAGCTTGCCGAGATTTCTAACGGTGATGCCAAGTCTAATAGCGATTTCACAACCCACATGTATATCGAGGCTGATGGTATTACCAACGGTCCGTTTATGGCTAACATGTTGTTGGGTGCTGACCTTACTCCTGAATGGATTACATTCATGGAGAACGGTGGAATGTTTATTGGGCGAGATGAGAACTCTAACACCTACAGAGGAAGATCTAAGGATGAGGGAACTGTTGCTGACAACTACCAGTTAACCACTAACAGAGCAGGTCAGATACTGCCTGGTATTATTGGGTTATGGTACAACGGTAACGGAGCCAATGCTGCTACACGTACTCACGTATCCCATGTTAATAACTTAATAGCTAACGTGTTTGACCATATCAACATTGTAGATGGGGATATCGTACTAACTCGTAATACGGGTAAGAACCCACTAACAGTAACTATTTATGGTTCAGGTGCTGCAGGTATTGCCAATAAGTTTACTGATCAGATTCGTGACTTTATCCATGAGGTTTCATCTGTACTATTTGAGGAAGAGAATAGGGGTGCTACCCCAAGACAGGCTCAACAAATAGCAGCAGAAACCATGTTCCCTAACCTAGATTCTGAATCTGCTTTGATGAAGCTAGATACCATTAATGAATCTTTGTTGGCTACATCTAGACAGCACATGTACCTGAAAGGCGAAGAACAGATTGTCACTTTAAGAGGGTCTAAGGATACCTTCCCAGTACAGCTTTACAGTGGTAAGAGAAAGGATATTGCATCACTTAGTGGTAATGCTTATAGCAATATCTCTAAAAATATAGAGAAGACGCTGGTGGATTCTTTAAGAAGTGCGATGGGTGAGATTACTCCATCAACACTATTTACTTCTGAGAAGCTAGTTTCACTCACCACTAAACATAGTGGATTAGCTCGCGCACTATTTGTTAAGAAGTTAAAAGCAGTACTTGAAGCTAAAAAGAAAGCAGCAGAGAAGGGTACTAGTGGTGGTAGACCTAACGACTTCTTGAGCCAGAAAGAAGTTAATGATGTGATGAAAGAGCTTAGTAAGTTCGGTACATCTATTGATATGTTGGGTCAAAACTTCAGTCTTGGTAAAACAGGTAAGAGCTACATTGATGGTGTGAGAGCTACCTTTGGTGCTTCTACTAGTGGTCAGTTCGCTACTGATAGACCAGAAGTAACTGGTTTGCAAGACATTGGTGTGGGTGGCGTACCAAGAGCAGTAATCGGTTTTGGTGACGCAGAAGTAATCATGCGATTCATTGAATTAATGGATGAGCAGGGTTTCACCGATGGTTATCAGCAGATATTTGATGGTATCAATCTATCAGCAAATAACTACAAAGAAGCCAGTAAACTAGCTAACCAGGCAGTGCGGGAGACACTATTCAACAACCCACTGGATCAGATTACTGATGCTATGAACGATGCTATGCCTAAATTAATGGTAGAGCTTGGAATCATTAATGAGGATGGTTCTCTTCAAGATGGTATTAGTGATTGGGATAGCTTAAGTAATACTATAGGTGAAGATGTTGTAGATATCATCTACAAAGCTTATCACCCGTTTCCAAGCTCTGAACCAGTAGGTTTAGACGAGGTTTATGCTATTAATAATGTAGCAGTGGGTGCCCTTAAGAAGAGAGCCAATAAGGTTGGGGCCGTACAGAATACCTTAAAAGATTTTAAGATTTCTTATGACCAAATGGCTAGTGTTGGTGAGCAGTATGTGAGTGATGGTAAGGCTATTGATAGTAATAGTGCTACTGACATCTCTGCAGCTTTATTTAACAGACCTGCCCCTACTCCTGAATCTAAAGCAGTAGTTAGTGCTATCAATACTGATGTTGTATTTGGTGGATTAGTAATTCCAGGAGTATTTAGCAAGCTCTATAACGTGTTAAAGGACAAGATTCCTGATGCTGATAAACGAGTTTTAGCTAACGCATTACGGAACGCTAAAAACAGCAATACCAGTATTATTGTTGGAGACTTGGAAACAGTACTTCAATCTGACGGTATTACTGATGACGTTAGAGCACGCCTAGCTTCTGGAAATGTTAATGGTGTTTATGACCATAAAGCTAACAGGATCTACGTTGTTAACCCTACTGCTGAGACAGTTGTACATGAGGTGCTCCATGCCAATACATTGGGTACGATTATTACTTACTACACTGATCCAAGTAAGCTGAGTACTGTACAAATCCAGGCAATGCAGAACATTGAAGCATTAATGGGTCAGTTCCAGAATCATGGTATGGAGGGTAAGACTGCCAAAGAAATGGAGGCAATCAATCACTTATCAGACATCCTATTCAGTTTTGAATCTGAGTCTTCTCCTAACACTGGCAAGATTAAAGCAGTAGCTGAGTTCATTGCTTATGTTGGTTCAGATAGCGATCTACGTAAGGCAGGTAAGCGTACTAGTATCAGAAAAGATACTAAGCTGGCTGTATTCCTGAACGATGCGTGGCAAGCAGTTAAGAGCCTGTTAGGTCTAAACAAAGATGCAGAGACTATTGTTGAAAACGGTAACCTGTATGCAGCTACCATGTACAACACTAATATCATTACAGGTATGAATGATAATAGTAGTAGCAGTGTTGTGGACATGTTACTTAACCACGAGAAACCTAATAAGGATAATAGGGCCCTCATCATACGTAATGGCCTGATAAACCTAGTTAAATCTATGGAGGGCAAGGTAACACCAGAAGAAGTAGCACTTAAGATGGCTAAAATGAGTGTTGTTTCTGAGGAAATATCTTCAGCCTTTAAAGGTGCTGGATTCAGTATGAATACCGAAGAGACGCAGGTATTTGAGAGCCTGGTAGAAGTTATGGGACTAGGTTATAAATTAGACACTAGTGCTAAGAATAGTATTAATAGACTGTTTAACCATACACTCAGAAACATTAAACCAGAGAGCTTCCTGAGTAACCCAAGTAAGGCTACTCCTGAGGATATTGAGACAGCTAACCAGAAGTACGCTGCCATTACAGGTGCATACACTAAGGGTAACAATACCGCTGGTAGAACCAATCTAGTATCCTCATTCTTAGCTTTGGCTATGAGTAATGATGAGTTTGCTGGGGTGTTAAATAAGGTAGGTCTTCCTAAGAACAACAGTGAGAAAGCTGAATCATTTGATGACCTGGTTGGTAACTTTGGTAACGGCCTAATTTATAGATTAACCAACAAGGTTAATAATATTAAGAAAGGCGACACAATGGTTAGCTCACTTGAGAGCTTGATGGGAGCATTGCTAAAAAAGCCTGAAGGGAGTCGCTCAGTCTATAAGACTTTTGTGGCTCCCGTTGGTCAAGTGGTAGATAAAGCGAATGATATCCTCTCTGAGGGTATCAGTCGTCTAGGCTCAACCGCTTATGACTACGGAGATATGTTACAGAACTCCAATGGTAATAAGCTGGTTGAGGGCTTAGGTTCTACTTTGAAGATCATCGGGGGAATAATAGATAAGAATACTTCTGGTGCTGTAGCAGAAGGGTTATCTAGTTTACTGAATAATACCAAAGCGCCTGAATTTATTAAGTCAGCAATTTTTGGAATGATTGGTAGAACTGAAAGTAACAAAAATGTGTATGACCTAATCAAACCAATTAAAGCTTTCGTACAGAAGCAACGTCAGATGTTTGTGGAGAATACCCCTATAACACTGAACAGTAAGTTTAAGAAAAAACCTACTACTGAGGAGGCCATTAGTCTTCACAAGAGTATGGCTAAAACTGATATGGCTAGTCTTCTAAGCGTTTACTCTGCTGAAGATGCTATGCGTATTGCTGCCTCTGATTCGTTGATTAATAGACGTATTAGAGACATAGCAATGCAGATTAAGATTACTGATCCAAGTAATGAAGCTTACTTGCATAGTAAATCTGAGCAGTTAGCTGAGTACATGGTTACTGGTAAAACAGGTAGTAACCTTAGAAGAAACGCTACAGCCATTGTTATTGGTTCTGATTCAACTAAGGTTTCTGCAAAACTAGTGGATGAGATGGTTACATTGATGGCTCTGCGTAAGTCAGATTTGACTGTACTTAGATCAAAAATGAAAACAGATAAAGAAGGTATTCGTTTTACACTTTCTTACCTGAAGGGTCAGATAGCTGAGGAATTAGCTAAAGATACCTACCACCAGATAAATGGATTTAAGGGCTATATACCTAGTAAAAATGAGGGTTCACTGGTAGTAGTAGATGACTCCAAAGCAGCAGCTTATTTATCTAGGGGTTACGTTAGAACAGGTGATTACATTGGTTCACGTTTGGATTCTGATAGAAGTAAGCGTGGTTATTACTATTCTAGCCTTTCTACTACACGTCCTTTTGCACAAGGTATTATGCAAAACGTATTGCTGAGTGTTAATGGTGTGGACTCTACAGATGGTAAAGCTATTGGTATAACAACTGGTGGCCTAGTTGACGATGCACAGGTTTCACGTGTTGCCTCTATGTTGGATAAAGATACAACTGAATACGGTTTGATGCCTATATTCAATACCGAGGGAGAGGTTATTGGTCTTGAGAGAGCACTGGACCCATCACAGGTAAGTAAGCTTGATGCTGGTAGCAATCTGTTTGATATGATTGGTGTGTGGCGAGGTAGACAGGCTGAGGAGTATACGGCTGGTAGATACAATGAGGTATCTATTGATGAGCTTCTTACTATGTATCAAAAAGATAAGGGAAGACAGGACGAGTTCATTAACGTATTGGATCCAAAGGAATTAGCTAAGGATAAGGTACTTAAAGAAAGTGTTGGTCTTATTGATGCTGCCACCATTACATACGCTAAGGAGAAGTTTGGCGGCAAACTCATGGTAAGAAAGGACATGCTTAATGACGTACTTGGTTACAGGTCTGTTTCTGTGGCTGGTGTGTTTGATGGCAACAATAACATGAGTAAGGGAACCAATAATGTTCTTAGAGATGGTCTTAGTTTATTACTAGGCAAAACCGCATTCAGTAAGTTGGTTAAAACTGAGGAGGTCGTTCAAGGATTGGTTGGTGATGCTAAACAGCTTATTGTTGTTAAATCTGTTGTAGTACCAGCTATTAACGGGTTGTCTAATATTCTCCACCTTAAAAGTAGAGGTGTTAATGCTGATCGTATCATCACAGGATTAACTGATAAATTGGTTGAAGTAGAGACCTACAGTAATTTGAATAAGAGGGAGGTAGTTCTAGAGGCTGAAATACGAGCAGCATCTAATAATATTGCTGTACGTAGGGCTCTACAGGCAGAGTTGATAAGTATTAGGGATAGCTACAAAGATCTAAGTATCTACCCACTATTAGCAACAGGTGAGTTCTCATCTATTGTGAGTGTGGCCATTGATGGTGAATCAACCAATCTGAAGAAAGGTAAGGTTGCTGAGTATGTAGAAGAAAGCATAAACAAGATGGCACCGTTACAAAGAGATATTGCTAAGAATCTGTTTATAACTAAGGATACATCTATTTATCAGTTCCTACAGAAAGCTACTGATTATGGTGACTTTTTGGCTAAGGCTATTTACTACGACCACTTGATTGATAAAGGTGTAAGTCAGGAAGTAGCACTAGGTAAGATAAAAGAGGAGTTCATTAACTATGACGTTTTACCTGGTAGATCAAGAGGGTACCTAGAAAAGATGGGGCTGTTATGGTTCTATAACTTTAAACTAAGGTCTGTAAAGGTTGCATTGAGTACCATGAGGGAGAACCCAGTACACGCATTACTATCTGGGTTCATACCAACTAGTACGGTATTCGGTAATACAGGATTACCTATGACAGATAATATCTTCTATAAGATGTTTGATGGTTCATTGCCTTACTCAATAGGACCAGGCCAGGGTTTAAATTCTGTGAATCTACACCCACTGGTTAACATTCTTAACTGATAAAAATAAGCCCCTCAAAAGAGGGGCTTTTTATTTGTATAAGATTGTATTCGTTTTTCTATACCACTTTCATGGCGAGGCTTACCCGTTTTAAAGTAAGGTATATACTTTTTAAACTGTCTGTAAGAGGCTACAACAGTTGTTATAGATAATCCTGAATCAATCTCTATTAACTCATAAGGAAAGCAATGGTGGTACATCAGAGATGCTTCCAGTCGTATTGCTAAGTCTTCCTTAGATAGTTTTGGGAGGATCCAATCATATATTCTAAGCTCCAGTAGTTTAGTTAATATTTCATGTGGGTCCTTATTTACAATAATACCCTTACTCACCATTTGCCAAGGAGTCATCTTAGAATGGTTTATGAGTATCTCTAAGTCTTCATCTGACCAAGGTCTGGGTAATCTAGCAGACGATCCATAAGTAGCTGATAGGTATGATCTGAGTTTACCACTAGTCATGTTAGGTAGCTTAGCTAACATTTCAGGTATTGAGTAATGGGAATCCCTCATTGCTGCAATTTTCACACGTTCAGTACTATTCATATGTTAGAACGATTGTGGTTTAGCAATTGATCTTACTGCTGCCATAATGCCTTGCTGTAAGTGCGTTTCAGCGATATCAACCCATCGTTGATCAATATTGGAACTTACGCGTAACTCTTCGATTAGTAACCCTAATCTAGATCCTTCTGCTTTTACGGCATTCATTGCATCTATTTCAGCTTGTGATAAATCACGATAGCCTTTAATAAGTTTATGTTGATCTTTCATTGATAGGTTTTCCTTAATAAAAAAAAAGCCCCCACAAGGAGGGCTTAAGTTGGCTTTAACAAGTTGGGTTATTTGTATAACTCTTCTAGTTTAAGCTCCATATCACGTACATTTCTCATATTGTAGACATTGTCCCCAATAATGACTGTTGGTACCTGTTTAATTGGAGTGTTATCTACAGGATGAACCAATGAAGCTAATGCCTCTGGTGACGAAGTAACATCAATAATATCAAAGTTATCTTTGCCAGCAATATGCTTAACAATGGCAATCATTGTAGGGCAGTTAACACACCCAGGTGAAGTAAATAAACGAACTTTACTCACCGTCACGACCTAGCATTGCTGAACGAACAGCTTTACCAGCACGATCTAATGCAGTTGAACGGGTACGAATACGTGTAGCACCTGAAGCAGTATTTTTAGCATACAGTTTTGAGATCTCTTCTAACTGTTGCTCAAGTAAGTTTTTATACTCTTGGAGAGCATTATTAATGCTATCTTTCATTTTTTTCTTTTCTCATCTTTAGTTATTAAAATGTCCATTACTGTTATGAACACAAGTATTACTGTTAGACCTATAGCATACGGCAGTAGCCAAAATAAACTATAAAGCAGTATAAAATATAATGCTACTGCTAGACAGAGCCATTGCATTAATTAGGTGTTACTCGTCCAAAAATGGATTTAGTTGTACTGGTAGATTTAGTTGCAACTGGTTTGGTTTCGGCATCAGATTCTTCTTTAGTTGATCCAGTTTCTCCTGCTGCTGCTTCAGGCTTAGAATCTGACTCTTCTTTTTTTGGTTCTGTAGGGGTAACGGTTTCTTTAAGAAATCGTGAAGCATTATCAAGCTTTTCCTCCCGTACTTCTTTACGGCGAGATTTTTCAGCTACTTTTGTTTCTTCAATTGCTTCAGAACTATCATCAATATCAATAACAGCAGTGATTCCTTCTGGACCACGTGTAGCACGGATATCAATAGCTACTTCCACGCCATCTTCAATTTTAATACGCTTATTAAGGTACTCAGAAATAGCACGTTCAATTTCAGTTTGATTAATTGTAATCTGCATCAGTAAACTCTCTTATGGTTGCTTCTACTCTTGGGTTGTCTTTATCGACAATTCCCATTGAGTAGGTAACTTTAAATAGGTAATCACAGTTGTCGTCTTCTATTAATCCCTCTTCAACAAGGGCATCACAGAAGTACTTATCAACTATGGACAATACATTGGCGACATCAAATTTACGTTTAGTTTTAGGAAAAACTTTATAGTCTATTTGAATGGGTGGAGATAATTTATTGTGACCAATAAACTGTTTCTTAACTTGGTTCTTAAACTCAATCTTCATATTATTTAATAATCTGAAGTGAGCATTGCGATAGTGATTAAGGTTAAGGGGAAGGTTTTTAGCCTTCACCTTACCCATTCTTAAACTCAGTGGGAGTTTAAATTCTCTCACTTAATCTTTCTTCTTACCGAAGATTGATTTACGTGGTTCACCACTTGGTGAAGAATCACCACCTTTACTTGGAGCACCACTACGACCACCACCAGATACTTCTTTATAGCTATCGTAAGTTTTATCCTGGTTACGTTCTAACCACTTATCCCAAAATGTAGGTTCGGTACCATCAATTGCTTCGTTAACGGTACACTTCATTTCTGGGTGCATAACTTTAGCAATATTATTTGAAATACGTTCTTCATTGATTGGTTCGTATTTGCCAGTACGCTCATTTTTTTTGGTTTTGTTTTCACGTTTCTTTTGAATAGCTAAAGCGATCTCACCACCGATCAAATCAACAAGTACTGGCATTTCACGATTAACATCTTTGCCTGATTCAAAGTCGTAAACAGCTACAACTTTTTCTTCACTGTTTTGCTGATCAATTGGATTGTCAGTTAACAGTAAGCAAATGTCGTTAATTACTGTGAAACCAGGTAGAGGTAATTTATTGCCATCTTTCACGTAATAGGCTTCACCTTTTACGTTAGTCATATAGATGGTTTCTTTGTACTTAGAACTATCTTCTAGTTCTACTTCTAGGCTAACGCCAATAGATCCATTTTTAGAAATAATGCCGTAAGCCTGACGAACAGTACCTAAATAGATATCAGTTTCTTTAATGTAGTTAGCACCACCAAGTACATCTTTAGCAGCTTCAACGCCTTCAGTTTTAACGCCTGCAAATAAACTCATATTTGTAACTCCTAGTTGCCGTAGCATTCATTTAAGTGATTTAGTAAAACCTGTACATCATTGTCGATGAAGGTTTCTTTTGGTGAAAAGAATCCCATAGGAGAACGAATACGTTCACCAATAGTCTTCTTAGTTAGACGAGTTTGGAATACGTGTTTGAATCCCAATAATTCATCATCTTCAGTAATGTTAAGCATTTTATTGTCGTAAGCTTCAAGTTCTTTGAGGGACACGACTTTGGTGCTAACAATAGTACTGAAGAAAGATTCAATACCTACGTTCTTCAGCGCTCCTTGGATAGGTACAGAAGTAATGATCTGACCTGCTGTTTCATCCAACTCAGAACGAGTATGGGCAGTGAATACAACAGGTCTATCAAATTTAGGAACCAATTCAAAAAGCATCTTCTTGAAGAACTGCTGGTA